TCATGCAGGCTATCAACCTTGAAGCAAAGTTCGAGAAGAACAAAACGGAAGTTCCCATTCTCGGCAAGACGGGCAAAGGAAACAAGGCTTCCGGCTGGAAAGGTACGGGTTCGGCAACCTTCCACTACAACACTTCTATCTTCCGGCAGATGATGTTGCAGTACAAGGAAACCGGGGAAGATATTTATTTTGAAATTCAGATTTCAAATGAAGATCCCACTTCCGGGGCAGGGCGGCAAACTATGATCCTGATGGATTGCAACATTGACGGCGGCGTGCTGGCAAAGTTCGATGCCGATGGTGAATATCTTGATGAAGATATGGATTTCACCTTTGAAGATTTCAAGATGCCGGAAGCCTTCAAAGACCTTGAAGGATTTCTTACCAACTAACAACCAACGGACGGGCTAAAACCCCTTGTGTGCGGCTTATATAAGCCCATATAAGGGGTTTTGCCTATTCAATGATAAACAATGAAAGGAAGATGAAAAATGTCTAAATTCGCTAAATTTATGAAGGCTAACAAAGCCGTAAAAGAGAACGGTTTTTACCCGGCAACAAAATCCCTTTGTGATGAAAAGGGCAATCCCCTTGATTGGGAGTTCAAGCACATTACTTCAAAGGAAAATGAGGAAATCCGGGAAGGTTGCACGGTTGATATTCCCGTTACGGGCAAGCCGAATATGTACCGCCCGAAACTGAAAAGCAGCCTTTACATTCAGCGTATGATTGCGGCTTCCGTGGTTATGCCTGATCTGCTTGATGCTGAATTGCAGGACAGCTACGGAGTGAAAACCCCGGAAGATTTGTTGATGGCAATGGTGGACGATCCCGGCGAATACAACGATTTGGCGGCTTTCGTTCAGAAATTTCAGGGCTTCAATGTTTCTTTTGAGGATAAGGTGAATGAAGCAAAAAACTAATTGAAGAAGGGGATTGGGAAGCGAATTTCGCTTACTATGCCCTTCTTAAACTTCATATATTGCCTTCTGTTTTCCTTGCTATGGATGAACAGGAAAAGGCTTTCACCGTTGCGGCAATCAAGGTGAAAATTGAAGCTGACAAGAAAGAGAAAAAACGGATTGAAAGTAAATCTAAATCCAAAAAGAAAGGTAGGTGATCCGCATGGCTACAATCAGAACAGCGATTGAATTACAAGACAACTTCACGGGGGTTTTGTATCAGGTTATCAATTCCGTAAATTTGGGGCTTTCCGCTATGGAAGATTTGCATCAAACCATGAATAGCCCCGTTGATACGGCTTCCATTGAAGCGGCAAGGGATTCAATCAATCAGGCTACACTTGCAGTTCAACAGTTGGATGCAGCTATGCAGGGGCTTGAAACCCCCGCTTCCGAAACACCTACCGCCCCGACAAATTCAGCCCCGGTTGTGCTTCCGGTGCAGCCGGATGTTCCTGATCCGTTAGTGGATCAACCCGCCCCTGTTGATTTGCCTGTTGAACCGGAACAGCCTGAACCCGTGCAAGTTCCGGTTCACTGGCAATCTGACAACATGGAAGTATTTACTTCAACGGGCGTTGAACGCTTTGAACAGGAAGTTCAAAGTGCAAACAATATGTTGAACACCTTGAACCAAACGCAAAGCAGGATTGCAGCACAGGCAGCACAAACAGATTTGTTCCCGGATAATGCTATTGCCGATATGAACAATATGCAAAACCGCTTGCAAGCAATTCAGCAGCGTATTCAGACAATCGAAAGCAACCCCCTGAATATGGGTTCTGATACCGCAAATGCGGAATTGGAACAGCTACGGGGGCAGTTGGATCAAGCAGTTCAGGAACAGGAAGCGTTGAACCGTGCTGTTGAAAACATGGATGTTGAAGCAGCCAATCAAGCCTATTTGCGGTTATCCCAAACGGTAGGCAATACTGAAAGATATATCCGGGATAATGTTGATGAACAAGGGCGGTTCAATCGTGAAATTGAAGAAGGCACGAATGAAGCCAATTCCCTTATGCAAACAATCAAAGGGGCGGTTGCGGCTTACGCCACAATTCAAACCCTTTCAACAGCATTGAACCTATCCGATCAGCTTACTTCTACAACCGCCCGCTTGAACCTGATGAATGACGGATTGCAGACTACACAGGATTTGCAAAACATGATTTATCTATCAGCGGAACGGGCAAGGGGCAGCTATCAGGCAACCGCTGATGCCGTTTCCAAACTTGGACTTATGGCGGGTGATGCGTTTGGGAGTTCGGAAGAAATCATTGCCTTCATGGAACAAGTAAATAAGCAGTTCACCATTGCCGGAACAGAAGCGGCGGGCATTGATGCCGCTATGTTGCAGCTTACACAAGCTATGGGTTCGGGCGTTCTTCGTGGTGAGGAATACAACAGCATTTTGGAACAAGCCCCGAATATCATTCAGGCGATTGCTGACTATATGGAAGTTCCCAAAGGGCAATTAAAGGATATGGCAGCGGAAGGGCAAATTACCGCCGATATTGTAAAGGCGGCTATGTTTGCGGCGGCTGATGATACCAACGCAAAGTTTGAAAGTATGCCGAAAACCTTTTCGCAGATTTGGACTTCTTTTCAGAATACCGCTTTGATGGCATTTCAACCCGTGCTTCAAAGAATGAACGAGATTGCCAACAGTGAAGCATTTCAACAGTTTGTGAATAACGCTATTGAAGGGCTTTCAATGGTGGCGGGCGTTGCCCTTGAAATCTTTGATTTGCTTGTGGGCGTTGCGGGTGCGGTGGCTGATAATTGGTCGTGGCTATCCCCTATCATTTACGGTGTAGCAGCCGCCCTTGCGGTTTATTATGGGTGGCAGTTGGCGGTAAACGCTATCAATGCAATCACCAAAGGAATTCATATTGCAATGGCGGTTGCACAGATGATTCATGCAGCAGCAACGGGGGCTTTAACAGCCGCCACAGCAGCGGAAATTGCCGCACAGAACGGCTTGAACGCCGCTTTGTATGCTTGCCCTATTGTGTGGATTATTGTTCTTATAATCGCCCTGATTGCTCTATTCTATGCGGCGGTGACGGCGGTGAATAAATTCGCCGGAACTTCCGTTTCCGCAACGGGTATTATTTGCGGGGCGTTTATGGTTGCCCTTGCTTTCATAGGCAATATCTTTGTTGCCTTGTGGAATTTGGTTGTTGATGTGTTCGTGCTGATTTACAACCTTGTGGCAACCGTGGCAAACTTTATCGGCAATGTGTTCACCGATCCTATCGGGGCAGTTTGCCGATTGTTCTTTGATTTGGCTGATACCGTGCTTGGAATTCTTCAAGCGTTGGCTTCGGCTATTGATGCAATCTTCGGTTCAAACCTTGCTGGAAGTGTTCAAGGTTGGCGTGATTCTCTTGGCGGTTGGGTAGATGATACCTTCGGCAAGGGTGATGAAGTCATGGCGAAAATGAACGCCGATGATATGAAACTTGGGCGGTTTGAATACGGAGCGGCTTGGGATGCCGGATATTCCTTCGGTGAAGGCATTGATGAAAGCATTGCAAATTTCGATCCTTCCAGCTTATTTGATACCAATGTACCCGGTGCGGATGATTACGCAAATTTGAGTGATTACGGTTCGGGTATTGGCGGGATTGGAAGCGGTGTTGATGATATTGCCGGAAACACCGGGAAAATCGCTGATGGTATGGAAATCACAGAAGAAGATTTGAAATACCTTCGTGATATTGCAGAGCAGGAAGCGGTGAACAGATTTACAACCGCTGAAATCACCATTGAACAGACGAACCACAACACCGTTTCCGGTAAAATGGATTTGGATGGTATTGTTTCAGGGTTGACGGATGCCGCAAATGAAGCGGTGGACAGAATAGCGGAAGGGGTGCATGAATAATGAGCAAAAACGGATATGATTTTTACCTGAAAAAATGCTTGTTACCTATCGCCCCGGAAAAGCTGCAAGTAAAAATCAACAATGCGAATGATACGCTTACCCTGATAAATGAAGGGGAAATCAATATTTTGAAAACCCCTGAACTTACGGATATTGAATTTGAGTGCAGAATCCCACAAGTAAAATATCCGTTTGCAACCTATAAATCAGGGTTCAAGGGGGCTTCTTATTTCCTTGATTACTTTGAAAGTTTGAAAGTGGATAAGAAGCCCTTTCAATTTATCGTTTCCCGGACTATGCCGAATGGGAAGATTTTGTTTTCAACCAATATGAAGGTATCAATGGAAGATTACAAGATCACCGAACAGGCGAAAGATGGTTTTGATTTGATGGTGAAAATCAAATTGAAGCAATACCGGGATTATGGAACAAAAACCGTAAATATCAAGATTGCCGCTTCCAAACCCAAAGCACAGGTTGAAAAGCAAAGACCAGCCGATCCCCCGGCACAAAAAAGCTATAAGGTGGGCGATATAGTGAATTTTCACGGCGGCACACACTATTATAGTTCCTATCCGGGGGCAAAGGGCTATTCTGCAAGGGCAGGAAAAGCAAAAATCACGATTGCAAACGGTTCAGGAAAAGCCCACCCGTGGCACTTGATACACACCGATTCCGGTTCAAATGTCTATGGGTGGGTTGATGATGGAACATTCGATTAAGGGGGTGTGAAGAATGAATGTTGAACTTTTGATTTCTGATCCTTCCGGTGAAAAAGCCTATATTCCGATTGTGGAAGAAGGTATTGAATGGAGTACAGAAAGAAGAAGTACCCCCGGCAAGCTGACCTTCAAAATTGTAAAAGATGCCGTTATCAACTTTCAGGAAGGGGCGGCGGTTCGCCTGAAAGTTGACGGCAAGCCCGTTTTCTTTGGGTTTGTATTCACCAAAAAGCGGGATAAGGATCAGATCATAGAAGTTACCGCTTACGATCAATTAAGATACCTAA